TTTGCGTGAAAACGGATTTGAAGAATTTTTAAAATCACAGAAAGCGGAATGATATTCCACGACCAGAACCGACACAAAAAAATGTACAAGATGAAAAAGTTAAATATAAATCAGATTGAGAAACTTCAAAAAGAAACCGATGACGAGCGACTGAAAGCGGAACTAAAGAAGAAAAAAGAAATTTTGTCTAAAGATAAAATCGTTAGGAAAAATGATCACACTAAAGGAATTCCCGAACAAAAGTTTTGAAAGCAAGGAAGATGCTTTAAAAGAACTTATAGCGAACAAAAAACTTCTTCTTTCTGCAAAGAAAGCGGAAAACAAGTTGGCGGATGCTATGTATTTTGCAAATACAGTTCCGGTACAAAAGACCGAAGCCGAGAAGTCGGGAGATTCTGCAAAGGTTGAGGATACAAACACTTTGCTCATTACCGCAGTAGCGAACGCCTGCAACTATTTCGATTCGCACGGTGATGTTTCAATTAATGGAAGTTGGAATCGTACCGCCAAAAACACAAAAGACGGTCTGCATTTACAAGAACATAAAATGCAGTTTGATAAGGTGATTTCAGATGATGTTTCTTTTAAGGTTGAGACAAAGACCTGGAAAGAGTTAGGTTATGATTACGAGGGAAGCACAGAAGTTTTAGTAATGTACTCCAAAGCGGAAAAAGAGACGAACCCCTATATGTTTGAGAAATATCTGAAAGGGAAAATCAAAAACCATTCTGCAGGTTTGCGATATGTCAATATGGTTTTGGCGGTCAATAATACTGCAGATTGGGCAAAAGAAGAAAAAGAAATATGGGATAAATATTATCCGATGATCGTAAATAAAGATGATGTTGATGATTATGGCTATTTCTGGGCAATCCTCGAACAAAAGATAATCGAATGTTCGGCAGTCCTGAAAGGCAGCAATCCAGCAACTCCAACAATATCCGTAGAACCCGCCGACAGCACTTCTACAAAATCAGAGAACTCGGAGCAATCTACTTCTCAAAGTGTAAATAAAGAATTTTTAAACCTAAATTTCTATTAAAATGGATTTTAATTACAAAACAGCCGAAGAGATCGGCAAAATGTCGGCGGAGGAGCAAAACAAATACCTTACCGACAAAAACGCTTACGAAAAAGAAGTGAGAAAAGAAGAAATCGAAAAAGCTGTTAAACCAGTTAAAGACGATGTAGCGACTATCAAAACTTCACAGGAAGAAAGCGCAAAAGATGTATCTGCAATCAAAGAAGATTTATCTTCTTTAAATGAAAAAATCAAAACAATCAACGTTCCAGGACTTTCCGATGATACTTTAGCAAAGGCAATTCAGGAGAACGCAGAAGAAATCCAAAAGATTTTTTCAAAAGGAAGCGGGGTAATTGAACTAAAAGCCGTTGCGGAAATTACAACCGCAAGTGGGACTAATACTTCACCTCCTGAAATCGTAGGAACACAGATTGCTCCATTGCAAAATGTAAACTTGAGAACGTTTGATATTGAAAGTCTTTTCAATGTTTTGCAAACTTCACAAGCAGCATACGCCTACACGGAAGCTGTGCCAAAAGATGGTGATTATGCTTTTGTAGCGGAAGGAGCGGTAAAACCACAGATTGACTTTAAGTGGGAAACCAACTACGCAAAACCTAAAAAGATTGCAGCGTGGATGCACTTAACAGAGGAAGCGGTGCAAGATGTTAAAGGTCTTGAAAGTGTAGCAAAAGACTATTTGAAGAAAAAGCACGACATCTTCAAAGCAAAATCATTATTGTTTGGTGATGGACTTGGCGAAAATGCAAAAGGCGCTACCAAATACGGGAGAACGTTTGTAGCGGGTGCAATGGCGGCGAAAGTTGAAAAGCCAAACTTTATGGATGTTGTTAATGCTGCGATTACCGACATTGCAACAACTCATAACTATCAAGATGAAACCCCATATTTGGCAAACTTGGTTTTGGTTAATCCTGTTGATTTCTTCTTACACGTAGTTTCTGCAAAAGACGGAAAGGGACTACCGCTTTATCCAACAGCTTCCCTTTATAATTCAGTTGTAATTGGTGGCGTAACAATCAAGCCAGAAGAAAGCGTTCCGGCAGGTAAAATCTTCGTTGGAGATCTGGATAAATACAACATTACCAACTATATGCCTTACACGGTTAAGATTGGTTGGATTAATGACGACTTTATCAAGAATATGTTTGTGATTTTGGGCGAATCAAGATTCCACGCTTTTGTGAAGAAACTTGACCAGCAGGCATTTATTTACGATGACATTGCAACAATCAAAACAGCAATTACAAAACCGTAACAAATGGCTAAAGTAAAACTTTTAAAAGATGTTGGCGACCACAAAGCAGGAACCGAATTAGAAATCAAAGACAATTCAGTTTTGAAAGCGTGGGAAGAGTTTGGCGTAATCGCTAAACCTAAAGCCGACAAGGAGAAAGAAAAATAAACCCATACCAAAATGTTAATAGACGAAACTTTTTTCAACGGATTAATGAACATTCCGAATATTGCAGAACCTGAACCAAACAACAGGAGTGCTAATATCTTGTCTGAACTCATCGATATTTCGGAGGAAGAAGTTTTGTCTTTGGCATTTGGAATGGAAATGTGGAACGACTTTAAGAAAAATTACCAAAGAAACGTAAACTATAAAAAGATAATCGATGGCGATACCTACCAGAAAGACGGTAAATCTCACTATTGGAAAGGTCTTATTTATGGTGAATATTCCAATCGGTCACTTTTGGTGGATTATGTCTATTGCCGTTACCACACGCACAATGTTACGCAGAATTCCGAATTCGGGCAGGTTGCAGCAGATGTCAAAATCGGACAGAAAGCCAGTTCAACGCCTAAAATCACAAAGGCTTGGAATTCGTTTTTAACGCAGTTTCAGGGCGGAAGGTTTAACGGCGGTGATGGTTTGACACCGGAAGGAAATCCGTACTGGATTGTTCCGAGAAGATTAGGAAACGGTTACGGGGTAAGTTATTACAACGGTTCGCAAGGCGGTGAAGTCTCATTGTTGCAATATTTGAGCGACAATAAAGATAATTTCCCGCTATTGCAGGAAAGCATAGGTTTTGGACTTGAATTTAAAAACTCATTCGGGATATGATCAATCATAATTTATTGATGTACTCGCTTTTTGACCGAAAGGAAGAAATTCCTTTTAACGGCAAAGGCTGGGAAATCAACTACACCGAAGGGGATTTATTTGAACTTAATAAAAAACTACTGCTTTCTCAAACTAAATATCCTATCATTTGGCTTCAAACAGGCTACAAAGTATCAGAATCTTTTTTAGGTAACAAAATAGAGTTAAGGGACTGCAATATCTTTTTAATTACAAAAGGCGACCAACACGACCTGTATAAAAAGAGATATGAAACTAATTATCAGGAAATGTTATTCCCTCTTTACGAAAAGTTTAAAAAAACAATACGTAAAACAAGGGGAATATCAATAACCAATGATACTATTGATTTCACGGAGTTGCCTTTCAATGATGTTTCGGAACTCACAGCGAGGGATGGAATGTACGGACGAAAAAGACCGAGCGAAAACGCAACTGTTCCAGATATTTGGGATGCTATCGTAATTAACGGATTAAATTTAGAAATTAACGAGGACTGTTTTCCTCAATTTAAAATTAAAAAATAACAAAAATTATGTTTACAACAATAAAATGTTCAACACAGGCAGCGATGGCGCTTTTAGGGGGTCAATACTGCGAAATTGGTAAAATGGTAGGTGTGGCTTTATGGTCACCTGATACTGTTTTCTCTGATTCTTTCGGAAAAACAGAGCTTGATGCTGCTGTTACTTCTGGAAAGTTTATCGGTGCAATTATGGCTGATGCACTTGAAAATAACGACACCGACCCAACATTCAAAGAATCTTTGATGAAGGTAAGAAGCCAGGAAGATTTCGGAAGAAAAGGATTCAATCTTACTTTTGAAAAAACGCCTTGCTTTCATAATGAGTTAATCAAACTTCACAACTCTACAAATTGGTACTTTACGCCGATTATGGACAATGGAAGTATTTTCGCCTACGTTTCCAACGATGGAACTAAAAGACCATTTCCGGTTAAAATGTTCGTAGGTCTTTATAAGCTACCTATTTTGGGTGTTGAGAATAAAGGAACCATATTAGGAATTGACTTACTGCCTAAAGGACTTAACTATTGGCAAAATAACGGTATTGTCCTTGAAAATTCTGAAATTGACTTTACAGAGGTTAATCCTGTTGCTGGATTAAATATTGAAGTACCAATATTGACAGCAGGAGCAACAATTACCACTGTAAAAGTAACGAATCTTTGTAGTGATTCCGTAATTGGAGGTCTTACAACAGTTGATAAATGGAAAATTGAGAAAAATGGAGTTTTATCTGCTGTTACTGCTATTTCTTTTGACCCGTATATAAAAGTCTATACATTAACTCACGCTGCATTGGTAGCTGGTGAAAAAGTAAGATTTCTAATTTCAGAAAATGGAAATAATGTAGTAGCGGTAGATACCAACTACTATGCGGGATCATCACAATTAAAAACCGTTGCGTAATGAAGATAAAAGTAGGCTCTTACTTACTTTTCGTAGCGGACGGATATTTAAAAAGTAAGAAACAGGCAAAAGAATTATTCCTAACTCATTATCCGCTTGTTACGGAAAAAGACTTGGATAACGAACTTGATAAACTTTTTACAGATGCTGATAAATCCGATAACACTTCAAACGAGAATACAGACGGCGATAAACAATACGCCGAGACTGGTTCGGGAGGAACTGGAAAAAAGCAATCTGGAAAAGATAAACATCAGTAATTTACAGCAGGGAAAAGATAGCGATGGCGGTAATATGCCACGCTATCGTAACCCTGATTATGCGAACTTTAAAGTAAGCATTAACCCTAAAAACAGAGGCTTTTGGGATTTGCGATTGCATGGTGAATATTACAGAGGAATTGAAGCAAGAATAACACCTACAATCGTTTTTTTCTCACAGAAATATTCTAATGCTAAAATAAGCTGGTTGCACGAAAGGCTAATTTGGGGAGGTCACAATATGGCGCTGGGTATCACAGAAGAGCAAATGTATGATGTACAGATGAAAAACAAGGCTAAAATATCAGTGGTGTTGAAAAGAATTATTAACGGAGGTTAAATGTGTAACTGTTCAAAGCCAATATCGCAGAGTGAATGCGACCGATTGAAAGAATTTGTAAACGATCCGCTGAAACGCTTTTTCATCTATCATATTTCGGATGAAAAAGGATTAGAGGTGGCTTATGTACCAAAAGGGGTAAACCCTAACCAAATAGCACTTGAAAGAGGTTTTGCAGATGAGAACGGAGAAGCGCAATTTTATAACGTTCGAGAACACCCATGTTTAAATGACTAAACTTAAAACATACAACGACTGCAAAGAATTTCCACTACTGAATTTTGAGAGAATTGAAAGTACTGGAGATTTTTTTTATATGATAAAAGGCTACGAATCCGGAGACGAAGTGGAAGCCGATGAGGAGGAAATGAAGGAGTTATTTAATTCAGTGGTGCAAGATTATGTGGTTTCGCTCAATGCCAAAAACTATGACATTGTGCAGTATGGGAAAATTAATGCGGC